AAAAGAAAAAGAAAAAGAAAAAGAAAAAGAAAAAGAGGTAATACCGCCAAGGCGGTTCACACCCCCAACCGTTGAGCAAGTACAGGCATATTGCAAAGAGCGTGGCAACGCTGTTGACCCGCAAAGGTTTGTTGACTTTTACACGGCAAAGGGGTGGAAGGTTGGCAATCAATCAATGAAGGATTGGAAAGCGGCTGTGCGGACATGGGAAAGGGGGGACAACAATGGACGGGTTGCAAGCGGCAATTGCGCAGATCATGGGGGCGCACGGTCACAGTATGCCTTCCTCGACAACGTATAAATGCACCAAGTGCCGTGATACTGGTTGGCTTGATATGGGGAACAACACGGTTGCAAAGTGCGCTTGCCGCCTTGCCCGTGAAGCCGAAGACAGGTTGCGCCGGAGCGGCCTTGCCGCCGCACTTGAGGTACAAACATTTGATACTTTTGTTGCAAAGACAGACCTGCAAAAGCGCATGAAGGATTTGGGGCTAAAGTACGTGCATGACCTTTTTACAGACCCGCATAGCCAACGCCGCCCGTGGTTGTACATCGGCGGCAACCCCGGAAGCGGGAAGACGCACATTTGCACAGCGGTATGCGGTGAGGTGCTAAAGCGCAACGTTGCTGTGCGTTATATGCAATGGGTTGATGTGGCAAGGCAACTTAAAGCAAGCGTCAATGACGATGACTTTGAAGACCTTGTTGCGGATTACATCAACGTGTCTGTGCTTTACATTGATGACCTGTTGAAGCAGAAGTACACGGACAACCCGGTTTTTACGGAAGCAGATGTCAAAATAGCTTTTACCATCTTGAACGCCCGGTATTTGATGAACAAGCCAACCGTGATTTCAAGCGAATGGGATTTGGTCAACCAGCTTTTGCCCGCAGACGAAGGGGTTTTCAGCCGGGTATATGAGCGTTCAAAGGCGCACAGGTTGACGGTTGAGCGCAACGCCCGCAACAACTTCCGCTTGATGGCGTAAACACCCACGCCAAGCGGCGAATTCGGGGCATTTCAGCCGGGGTTCGCCGTTTGGCGGGTATTTATCCATTCAAATGCCAAACACGCTGAAAGGGGGCTTTTTGAGTGAATAACAGCGGGCATGGACTTTGCTCAAGGTGCAAGTATGCAAAAGACCGATTCAAAGATGCTTGCTATTGTTCCTTTTATGGTTTTATCGTTAGCAGAGTAAAAAGAAAGTGTTGGGGGTATGAGCGTGAGCAAGTACGGGAACAAGAAGTGGCAACTGGACGGGAAAACGTTTGACAGCCAACGGGAAGCACGAAGGTATCAGGAATTGCGTTGGCTGTTGCGAACGGGTGTAATAACTGACCTGCAAATGCAAGTGCCGTTTGAGTTGATACCATCGCAGAGGGTTGGCGGCAAAGTGGTGGAACGCCCGGTCACATACATTGCGGATTTCGTGTACACCACAGAAGACGGGTTGCGGGTGGTTGAAGATGTAAAAAGCCCAGCCACCCGCACGCCGCAATACATTATCAAACGCAAATTGATGTTGCAAAAGTTCGGAATACGGGTGCGTGAGGTGTGAGCATGGCAAAACGAGCAAAATCAAGCCGGGAAATACGGCGGGCAAAGGTACGGGCAGACCGCAAGGCATTGATGGAAATACCGTTGACCCCTGTGGAACGGCTACGGGCGCAATTTTACCGGAACGGAATCACGGAAGCAGATGTGCAAAAGGCGTATGAGCAAGGCACGCAGGAAGGGCGCAAGTTTGCAGAGGATTTCGCATTCCACGCCATTTACGCCGCTTTCCTGATTACCATGATTGACAAGCACGGCATGGATATGGATGAAGCCGTTGATTTGCTGATTGAGATAGACAAGCAAACTGTGATTTGTGTTGCTGATACTGACCTTGTTGAAGAAGCCTATGAAAAAACTGGGGTTCAGCTTAACTGGGAAGATGCCGTTGGACGGATAACAAGGGGGTGAAAGCGTGAATGAAAAGTTTTTACTCAAGCAGAAAGAAAAAAGCACGGCACAAAAAGCAGTTTGCCCGTTTTCTAAAATGGTGTGAAAAAATCGGTTTGTAAAACTATTGACATGAAAAGAAAGGCAGAGAAGCAGAAATGAACAAGATCACAATCATTGGGAACCTGACTAAAGCACCGGAGTTGAGAAGCACACAGGACGGCACGCCCGTTTGCGGGTTTACGGTAGCGGTTAACCGCCAGAAGACCAAGAACAACCCCGACCCCGGTGCAGATTTTTTCAACGTGAACGCATGGCGTGGGCTTGGCGAGAATTGCGCAAAGTATCTTGACAAGGGGCGCAAGGTTGCGGTATCCGGGCGCATTAGCTTGCGCACATGGGAAAAGGACGGCAAGCACGGGGCAAGCCTTGAAGTGCTTGCGGAAGATGTGGAATTCCTGTCAAGCCGCACGGCAGATGCTCCAACAGCACCCGCTCCGCAGATCGACCCGGAAAGCGGCTTTGCGGTGGTTGAACCGGATGATTTGCCCTATTGATGCAATGCCCGTGTAAAACGTGTGAAAAGCGTGGTTGCGGCACGGCGCACGATTCCTGCCCCGAATATAAAGCATGGGTGCGGGAACGTGCGCTTGCCAACGCACGCAAGTACGCACACGAAGATGTAACAAACGCAATAGTGCAAGCACGGTTGCGGATAAACGGGAGAAAGAAACGATGATTGACCACAAGCAAAACCCGGCAAAGGCGTATCTAATGCGGTACAGGGGATTGAAAGCCAAATGCGCCGCCCTTGAACGTGCGATTCGTGCAGCATTTGAGGATGCGACAAACACAACCGTTGCGCTGAAAGAAATCTGTGTGCAGACAAGCGGCGGCGGCGAAATGATGGCAAACGCCGTTGTAAATGCGATGGATGCAACCGCAATGCTTGAGGATAAGCGGCGGGAATGTCAAACGGCTTTGCGGGAGATCATGGAAGCAATTGAAAGCGTGCCGGATGAGGTGCAACAAACGGTATTGATTGAACACTATGTCAACGGGCGCACGCTGGCAGAGATACAAACGGATATCTGCTACGAAAAGCGCAACACAATCATTATACATGGGCGTGCGCTTTGGCAGGTGTGGCAATGGATGCGTGCAAATGGGCTGTGTGAATAGTGTTGAGATACGGAAGAAAGCAGATCGACCCGGCACGCCGGGTGTGCGCCAACTGCCAATACTTTTGCGTTGATATAAACCCGAAAAGTGGTTGGGGCATTTGCACAGAAGGGAAAAACGGCGGGCTATTTACGAACCACACAAAGCATGGAACATACAGAGCAAAGCACACAAACAGCAGGTATTACACTACAAACGCTTGCAAGGTGCGTTTCAAGGGGGCGGGTGAAGCTTGAGCCTTGACAAAGCTATAATGCACGGGAAAGAAAAGCGCAAGCCCTACACAGGTTCAAAGTTTTTTTTCAGCAGTTGCAGAAATCACGGCGGTTGCCCTTGGTGTACAGAGAACAGGCGGCATAAAATGCGGGATAAACACCCGGCAGAAAAGGGGGATGAAGATGGAGATCGAATTGAGGAAATACCCGGTTGCGGATGACCTGCTTTGGATGAAACAATGCACGGTTGGAACGATGGGCAAAGACGCAAAGACAATGCCAACATCCGATTTCGTGCGGCGGCTGTTGGTTGCACGGCACAGCCCAATACGGGAATTGCGGTTCTCGTTTGTGATACGGGATATCCCCTATTGGGTTTCCGTGCATCTGGTGCGGCATCATGTGGGCTTTCAACCCTATGTGCAAAGCCAGAGGAACGACAGACAGACCAATTATGACCGCACAAAAGCCCCGCAGGACACCCCGGTCACAATGCGGGTGACGCTGAACGCAGAAGCCTTGCTTAACCTTGCAAACAAGCGGTTATGCGCCAAAGCAAGCCCGGAAACCCGTGAGGTTGTACAGAGAATGTGCAAGCTTGCAGAAAAGGTCATGCCGGAATTCAAGGGGCTTTTTGTTCCAATGTGCGAGTATCACGGCGGGCGGTGCGATGAGGTGCAACCGTGCGGAAGAACTATATTCGGTATGATAACAGACAGGCGGTGAAGCGGCGTGAATGAGCAAATAGAAAAGCTTGAGCATGGATTGATGATTTGTGAAGCAACAGGAACAGAACTTGTCCATATAGAAAAAGCAGATGCCGAAAAAATCCTTGCTCTGCTGAAAGAGCATGAACCAAAGCCTGTTGAATTGCATACAAATGCCTACGGCACAAAGTTCTATTTCTGTCCAAAGTGCAAACGAGAATTGTTTCATACTCGCAATTTGAATTTTTGCGAAAAGTGTGGTCAGGCGGTGAAGTGGGATTGAGCGAATGGAAAGTGCCTGTGCAATCATTGATTGACCATATACGCACGGCGGTTGATGTAGACCCGTGGGCTAAAAAGATGGTTGAAGAGTTGCTTACAGACCCGCAACGGCGGCGGGTTGTCTTTTGCAATCAATGCGTGCATTGGGACAAGGGAAGCGGGTTGACGGCACGGCTGTGCGGCTGTTGGGAGAGGTTCACAACGCAAGCCGAATTCTGTTCACGTGGTCAACAGCAACAGCAGAAAAAGGAGTGAAAAAGGTGACGCTAAAAGAAAAGGTGCAATTGCTTGGTTTGCTTGACTTATACAAGCGGGAAATGGCAGAGAAAAACATGAAGGCAGAGAAAGATAGATGGGGAAACGTGACACCCACAAAGGCATTGTACACACACGCCCGCATTATTTCTGACAAGCTTGCCATTGATATTGAACAACAATTGAAATCAATCTTGGAAGCGTAACAACAAAGGAACAGGAGTAACGAAATGCAATATCTACCATTGACCGAATTGCTTGCGGGGGTTGCAGAGGAAGCCGCAGAGCTTGCGCAAGCCGCCTTGAAGCTCCGTAGAGTTTTTGACGGGACAAACCCAACGCCGAAACCGATGGACGAAGCAATCAGCGCATTTGAAGAGGAAATTGCGGATTTGCAAATATATTTGGACAGTATAGCGTATAGTCACAAACACGTTGCAGATGTGAAAAAGATCAAACAAGAGCGTTGGAAGGAACGAATGATAACAAACGATAACAGACGATAACAAAAGACAACAAAGTTTGCACCAAATTGCACCAAGGAACGTGATATAGTGTAAACTGCCCGGAAGGGCAAAAGGCGGGAGCGAATAACCCGCCTTTTTTGTGTCCGTTCTTCGTTTTCTTCTAACGGTCACAAATCAGAGGGGCGGCAAGCGTTCCAACCCTCCCGCTTGCCGGGGTTGTGCGTCAACAGATGTGCGAGGAGTGGTCACGGCGCACTTTGAGGGTAGAAAGGGCAAAATGGAGATTATACAGATAGACCCGGCGGCTTTAGTGCCATATGAGAACAACACGAAAACGCACCCGCCGGAACAGGTTGACCGCATTGCGGAATCAATCAAGCGGTTTGGTTGGCAACAACCGATTGTTGTTGATCGTGACAACGTGGTCATTATCGGACACGGGCGGTTGATGGCGGCAAAACAGTTGATGCTTGACACCGTCCCGGTTGTTTACGCTGACAACCTGACCGAAGAGGAAGCACAGGCGTTGCGGCTTGCAGACAACAAGACCAACGAAAGCCCGTGGGACTTTGGAAAGCTTGAAGAGGAACTTGCGGCGTTGTCTATTGCAGGAATTGACATGACCGCATTTGGTTTTGATGACATTGCAAAAGAGGTTGACAACCCAAAGGATGACCATATTGTCCCGCTGACAGACCGATTTATTATCCCGCCTTTCAGCGTGCTTGACGCACGGCAAGGGTATTGGCAAGAGCGGAAAAAGGCGTGGAAAGAAAAGATTGGTGACAAGGGACAGGCACGGGATGTTGCCATTTATAGCGGGATGGAAAACTGGAGCGGCGGCGCATTTGCTGACGCAAGCATCCTTGACCCTGTGTTGTCCGAATTGGCGTGCCGTTGGTTTATGCCGGGGGAGGGCAACACGTTTGATGTGTTTGCAGGTGATACCGTTTTCGGGTATGTTTCCGCACACCTTGGCAACCATTTCACAGGCATTGAGTTGCGCAAGGAACAGGCAGAGTTCAACCAAGCCGCTTGCGCCGGGTTGGATGCGCAATACATATGCGATGACGGACGCAACGTGCTTGACCATATCGGCGCAGAAACGCAAGACCTTTTCTTCTCCTGCCCGCCATATTTTGACCTTGAGAAGTATTCCGACCTGCCAAACGATGCAAGCAACCAAAGCAGTTACGCAGAGTTTTACGCAATCATTGACACAGCCTTTGCAAACGCAATCAAGTGCTTGAAGCCGAACCGTTTTGCCGTGGTTGTGTGTGGTGATGTGCGGGACAAAAAGACGGGCGCATACTACGGTTTCCCCGATGACATAAAGCAGACCTTCAAGCGCAATGGAATGATGCTATACAACGAACTTGTGTTGGTGGACAACGTTGGCACAGCCCGGTTGCGTGCGGGCAAGTATATGCAACACCGCAAGGTTGTCAAGGTGCATCAAAACGTGCTTGTTTTCTATAACGGGGATGCAAAGCAGATCAAGAACGAGTTCCCGGAAATTGAGGTGGAAACAGATGACGGCACAGATTTGGAATTTTAATGAGTGGATAACGGAAACAGATTGGGCAAACCTGTATATCCGTTTTAATTCCATGTTGCAGGAAGCTGGGTTTCATGTGCTAAAGAGCGTGGAACATCACTTTGACCCGTATGGTTATACGTGCCTTTTCCTGCTTGCCGAAAGCCATTTTGCAATCCATACCTTTCCAGAAGAGAACAAGACATACATTGAACTATCCAGTTGCAACAAGGCATACTTTGATCGTTTTGTTGCGCTGTTGCACGGGGGGCGGTGACGATTGGCAGAAAAGGCAAGTTTGAAGAGTGGTTAACCGAAGACGGCCTGACCAGGTTGACGGGTTGGGCAAGGGACGGACTAACGGAGCCGCAGATATGTCAAAATATGGGGATTGGTATATCCACGCTGACAGAGTGGAAGACAAAGTTCCCGGCAATTGCGGCATCCATAAAAAAAGGGCGTGAACCTGTTGATATACAGGTTGAAAACGCCTTGCTGAAAAGGGCGTTGGGGTACGAATATGAAGAAGTAACGACAGAGGTTGAAGACCTTGGCGGCGGCAAGACAAAAAAGCACGTGCGCAAGGTCACAAAGCACGTACCCGCAGACACAACGGCGCAAATCTTTTGGCTGAAGAACCGCAAGCCGAAGCAATGGCGGGACAAGATGGAAGCGGCGGTCAATGTTGATGTGGAAGACCTTTCCCCGCTTGTGGAGTTGTTGAAGGAATGAGTAAAACAGCAACCATCCCTTGGGGGGCGTTTTCCACAAAGCACAAGGCGTATATCAAACAGGCATTGCACAACCGTATGTGCGTAGCTGAAGGGGCTATCAGATCAGGCAAGACCATAGATCATTGCATTATTGCGGCGGCATATCTTGAGACAACGCCGGATAAATATCACCTTGCAAGCGGGTCAACCATTGGCAACGCAAAATTGAACATTGGCGTATGCAACGGGTTCGGATTGGAAAACCTGTTCCGTGGGCGTTGCAGGTGGGGCAAGTACCGGGACAACGAAGCCCTATACATACAGACGCAGACGGGGGAAAAGATCGTCATATTCGTTGGCGGCGCAAAGGCAGATGCTTACAAGCGCATCCTTGGTAACTCATATGGTTTGTGGATTGCGACAGAGATCAACGAACACTTTGACAGCCCGGACAGCCGAATATCTTTTTTGAAGGTGGCAACGGGGCGGCAGATTGCCGCACAGCACCCATTCACGCTATGGGATTTAAACCCGTGCAACCCAAAGGCACGGATATACGAAGATTACATTGACAAGTACAGGGCGCAAGGGCTTGCGGGCGGGTATCTGTATCAGCACTTCACTATCAAAGACAACGCAACCATAACGCCGGAACGTATAGCAGAGATCGAAAGCAGGTATGACCCCAATACTGTATGGTACAGGCGGGACATATTGGGCGAACGTGCCGTTGCCGAAGGTTTGATTTACCAGTTGTTCGCAGATCAACCGGAACGCTTTATTGTTAACGACTTGCCACGGGTGCAACGGGCAACAATCGGGGTTGACTTTGGCGGCGGCACAAGCGCACACGCTTTTTGCTGTTTGGGTCATGCCGGGAACAGCATTGTTGTGCTTGACGAATACCGGGAGCAGGAAGCCTTGAACCCAAACAAACTACAAGCTGACTTTGTGGACTTTGTGCGCCGCTGTCAAATGCGTTGGCTTGTTACGGATGTATGGTGTGATAGTGCGGAACAAACCCTGATAAACGGATTGCGCACAGCGGCGGCGCAAGCGCACTTGCCCGTAAACATTGGGAACGCCATTAAAAAGCCCATAAATGACCGAATCCGGGCGTTGTGCATCCTTATGGGTGCGGGGCGTTTCAAGATACACAGCGGGTGCAAATGGACAATTGACGCATTGAAAAGCGCAATCTGGGACAGCAAAGAAGTCACAGAGGATGTGCGGCTTGATAACGGCACAACCAACATTGACAGCCTTGACGCACTTGAATATTCGTATGAACGGGACATCCCCGTATTGATTGAGGGGTGGGGCAGATAAATGCGGTGGTTGGATAACTTGAAAAGAAGGTGGAAAAGCGGGATGCAAAGAGCGGTAGCTGATACGGGGCTTGCGAGAGAATACAAAAGCGTATTTGAACTTGCGGGCGTGCCGTCTTTCCAACAGTTTTATGATTTCGGTATATTTATCTGGAAATGGCTTTGGAAGGGCTTCTATAAAGCGTGGCACATTGTCCCCGCCCCTACCATTGCAGACCCAAAGGCACGCCGGGAAGTGTACCGCATGAACGTTGCAAAAGCCATTTGCGCCGAAATGGCTTCCCTTGTATGGGGCGAGGAATGCACGGTCAACGTGAGCATTGACGGGCGGGAAAGTGACGATGACAACCCAGACCCGCTGAATGCCTTTGTGCAAGGCGTGCTTGTGTGCAACGCCTTCCGGGAAAAGATGCAGGAAAGCATTGAAGAAGCCCTTGCGCTTGGCGGCAACGCCTTGAAGGTTTGGGCAGAGTCAAAGCATGATGCAGACGGCAACGAAATACCCGAAACACGGAAGATCATGATCGGGTATTGCATGGCAGACCAATTCGTCCCGCTTTCGTGGGACAATGCAAAGGTCACGGAAGGGGTGTTTGTGTCACGTATCGCAAAGGGTGGATTCTATTATACCCGCCTTGAATGGCACAGGTGGAACGGGTTGACCTATGTGATCACCAACGAGCTTTTCAGATCTGAAATGCAGAAAGGCACAACGCCGGGGGAAACGCAAGACATTCTTGGCGTGCGCTATCCCCTTGCGGAGATTTACCCTTACCTTGATGCAGAAACCGAAGTGCCTGTTGAGGAAAGTCTTTTCAGTTATTGGCGCACACCTATTGCCAACAACCTTGATGACAACAGCCCGTTGGGCATGAGCATATACGGCAACGCTTTGGAAACGTTGCACGCCTTGGATATTTGCTATGACAGCTTCGTCCGGGAATTCCGGTTGGGCAAAAAGCGTATTATCGTCCCCGCACGTGCTGTGCGTTCCGTGGTTGACCCGCAGACGGGTGCGCTTGTGCGGTATTTTGACGCAACGGACGAAACGTATGAAGCCCTTGCAAGTGATACGCCGGACGATTTGAAGATACAGGACAACAGCGTTGAATTGCGTGTGGAAGAACACGTTGCGGCAATCAACGCTTTCCTGTCAATCTTGTGTTTGCAGACAGGATTTTCAGCGGGTACGTTTACGTTCGATCAACATACAGGGCTAAAGACCGCAACAGAGGTTGTGAGCGAAAATAGCAAGACTTATAAAACAATCAAAACCGTTCAGAACCAGTTGCGCCCCGCTATTGAACATCTTGTGCGCAATATCATTGATGTAGCAATCCTGTACGGCATGACGGACGAAAACGGGCAGAGCATCGAAAGCCTTGCCGCACCGGGATATCACGTAAAAATCACCTTTGACGATGGTATTACGCAGGACAGGCAAACCAACATCAACGAAGGGGTCATGCTTGTTGGTGCGGGTATCTTGAGCAAATACACCTTCCTGACAGACCCAAAATACGGGCAAGGGTTGACCCCGGAACAGGCAGAAGAAGAGCTTGCACGGGTCAAACAGGAAGGTGCGGCGGGTAACGTTGACCCGCTTGCAATCTTCAACACGGCAGAATAAGGGGGTAAACCATGCGCCCTGCATTTCTGGATGCTATGTCGTGGGAAATGGCAGAGGTTTACGGGGCTGTCACAGATCAAATCTTGATCAACCTTGCGCATTATTTCCCGTACTACAACGCCCGTAATTTCCCCCGTTCGTCAATCACGTACCAAGCTGATATGCTTGCGCAAATGGGACAGGTCAACAAGGAAACAATGGCAATCATACGGCGCAACCTTGTTGGCGTGGATAAGTACCTAAACGCCGCATTGGAGCAGGTTATCATTGACAGCGTGAAAGATGTCAACCCGGAACTATGGAAGGCGGTTAAAAAAGGCATTTTCATGCCCCCGCAAACGCCTGTTGTATCTCCAAATCAATACAGGGCGTTCAATCTGTATTACACGCAAGCGGCAAACAAGCTGAATTTGGTCAATACCGTCATGCTTGAGAGTACACAAGCGGCATACCGGGAAACGGTTGCAGATATTGCCGCACGGGTACAGGCCACACAGACAGCCCTTGATATTGGTGCGGGTGAGGTTGTCACGGGCGTTTCGTCATGGAACAAAGCAACGGCGAACGCAATCAAACGCTTGCAACAGAACGGAATCACGGGCTTTATTGACCACGGGGGACACAGATGGAGTGCGGAAGCTTATGTTGCAATGGATATCCGCACAACCATGTTCAACACAGGACGGGCGGCTGTTTGGGAAACCAATCAGAACTTCGGAAATGACCTGTACCAAGTAAGTTATCACAACGGCGCAAGGCCGCTGTGCTACCCTTGGCAAAGTAAGGTCATATCAAGCACGGACAATGCCCGTGTGGTTGCTGACCTTGACGGGTACGAAGTGCAAGTGTACGCACAGAGCGAAACAAGCTACGGCGAACCCGCCGGGTTGTTTGGTATCAATTGCAGGCACTACCCTACCCCATTTATTCCGGGCGTTTCCATTGTCCGGGAAGGCGGGCAGGATGAGGAAGAAAACGCAAAGAGTTATGCGGAAAGCCAACAGCAACGTGGGCTTGAGCGCAAAATCCGTGAGGAAAAGCGGGATTTGCTTATGCTGAAGGCGCAAGGTGCGCCGGATGAGTTGATCAAGGCACAGCGGGCAAAGATACGGCAAACGGACGATGATATTGACGCATTCTGTGACGCAACCGGGCGTGCAAGGCGGCAGAACAGGGAAGCCGTGTTCACAAAGCGGGAATTCCCTTCCTCAAAAACCTATGATGTTGCCCTGTTTGAGCAACAGCAAAAGGAAATGATTGAAGGGTTCTATTCCGTTGGCGGCGCACAGGTTGAGTTCAGCAACACACCGGGCATGACCCCGAATGTGCCGCTTGTGGCAAAGCCAAGGCCGACAGCACAGCCAACGCCGTCAACGTTCAATTATGGCAAGCCGTTTGACGATAGCGGATACCGTGCGCCGCAGAAGAAACAGTTGGCTGGCGCACGTTCGGCACTTGATGCCGCCCCGGCAAAAGCAAGGGCGGTTTGGGAAAAGTGTGCGCCAGACCTAAAAGCCCCGGAGTTCGGCGGGCGTGGTGTATCTGGTGCGCACTACTCCCCCGCCACAAAGCGCACGTACTACAAAACATACAAAGAAGCATTTGACGAAAGCGGATATCAGCGGAAAAATGTTGTCTGGTTCCATGAGTACGGGCATAATCTGGACAATTTGCTTGGAGACAGCGGAAAAACGGGTTACATTTCAACCGATTACAAAGCCGGGTTGTTTGGGCAGACCATAGAAAAGGAATGCGAAGCGGCTGTCACGAAATTTTATCTTCATGACAATGGGTACAAGGATGCCTTTGACGCAGTACGGGCGGCACAGGAAAGCCCCGGCGGCATGGGGTTCAACTCTTTTGTACGGCAAGCCTTGAAGAGTTCTTTACCACGGAACGAATTTGCGGCATTGCGTGATATGATGGAAGCGTCCGGGTATGCTGAAGACACAATGCGCCAAATTGTTAGCAAGCACCTGCAACCGTTGTTTGATAAAGAGCTTGTGTCAATGGTTCACAGCCGGGAAACAGGCAGATCGTTCTGTAAATGGGTCAAGAAAACATATAGCATTTACGAACGTTCTGATATTTCGGATATGTTTGAACGGTACACGGTTTCGCATTATGACGAACCGTTCCCGTTTGATATCGGTCACGGCAGAGCATACACAAGGCGTGACGGCGCAACATCAAGGGAAGCATTTGCCGAAATGTATAGCGCATACGTGACGCAAAACGATTCTTTGCCCGTTATTAAAGACTTTTTCCCGGAAGCGTTTGCTTTGTTTGAAGAAATGTTGGGGAGCGTGATTTGATGATTGATTTTGACCGGAAACCAACGCCACGAAGTGCAGAGGAAAGCGAACTTGAATCGTTGCGGGACGCATACGAAGAAACCTTTGGTGCGCCGTATGTTTTTGCGGTTGGGCTGAACGAAAACACGATGCAGGAAACGCTTGCAGATCTGCGGCGGCGCATAGCGGAGCATGACCCGCAACCCGCACCCAAATACGAAAAGGGCGTTGATTATTGAAAGGATGAATTGGTATGGGATGCACACATGACAGAATCAAAAGCGTAAACTGCCGCATTTTCTGCGTTCTTTGCGGGGCAGAACTGCCCGCAGAGTATCTGACCGGGAAAACGCACAGCGCAGAGCAGGAACAGCCCGCAAAGGCACAGGAAACGGCAAAGAAGCCCACACGCAAGCGCAAGGCGTAAAGCTCACGGGTTGCAACGCATTTATAGCACATTGGTGTAACGGTAGCACACACGGCTTTGAACCGGGTAGCATAGGTTCGACCCCTATATGTGCCGCTTTGCGTTGCAACCATCTTGCGAATAACTTGCGAATAACTTGCGAAAAACGCGAATAAATCGCAAGAAAAAGCGTTTTAACACGCAGATTTGCACAAAACGTGCAGATTATTGAATTAAAACGCACAAATAAACATTTTCAGATGAAACAGGCAATGTGCGACAAACGCACGTTGCCTTTTTTCATACCATCATGCCCGCCGGGGCGTAAAACACGGAGATGCGGTCAATCTCCAAGACCGTAAAAAGGGGGAGCAAAACAATGGCGGGTATTTTTACACGCAAAGCGTTGACCGAAATCTTGAACAATGGTGACCTGACCCCGGAAGAACGTGCCGACAGCATTTTCAGCCTGTATGGGCGTGCGCTTGATGACGGATACGTTACCAAAGGGGCGGCACAGGCGGCACAGGATGCGGCAATCAAGACAGCGCAAGAAGCATGGGCAAAAGAGCAAAAGCCCGTAAATGTCAAAGAAACGCCCGAATACAAGGAACTTCAAGGGCAGTTTGACGGGTACAAAACAAAGCAAGCCGCAAGGACAAGTGCGGAATATGCGGATGTAAAGCCCAAATTCTTTGACAGGGTTTACGACCTTATTGACCGTGCGGACGGGGCGAAACCCGTGACGGAACAGCTTGCCGATTTGCGGAAGGATTATGAGGAATACTTCACCGCAAAGGCAGACCCCGCACCAAAGCCGCAGTTTGGTGCAAAGCCAGAAGGCAGTATGCCGAAAGGCGAAGAAGGGGCGGTTGCGGCGTTCCAGAATGCTTGGGGATTTAACAAAAAATAATTGAAAGGAATGTAAAAACTATGCCTAATCTGAACTATGCTGTGCAATATGGGCGTGCAATTCAGACCGCATACCCTTACCTGTCTTATTATTCCGACCTTTGGAATCAAGGCGAATCTTACCGTTTCCGTCCGTTGAACGGCAAAACTGTAATGATTCCGATTGTTACTACTTCCGGCGCACGGGCGGCGAACCGTGACCAAATCACGGGCGTTTTCAACCGCAACTTTGACATTGATTGGCAGGCTATGACGCTGATGATGGACAGAGAGTGGGACACCCTTGTTGACCCGCTTGATGTCGTGGAAACCAACGAAGTTGCGACCATTGCCAATGTCACCCGTGTTTTCAACGAACAGCACAAAATCCCGGAACAGGACGCTTATATGTCCATGAAACTTGCCGGGTTTGCGGGTGCGCACGGCGGCACATCCACCGAAAGCCTTTCCTCTTCCACCATTCTTGCGGAGTGGGACAAGGCACTTGAGTATATGACCAATCAGCGGGTGAACCGTGACCGGGTGCGTTGCAAGATCACTCCTGCGGCATACAAACTGCTGAAACAGGCTACCGGATTGACCCGGTTCATTGAAGTTACGAACGGCATCCGTGATGTTGACCGGAACATTGCCCGTCTGGACGGCGTGGAAATCATGGAAGTTCCTGCGGACATGATGAAAACTGCTTACCTGTTCACGAATGGATGGGCAATTGACACCGCTAACGCACAGCAGATCAACTTTGTTCTGTATGACCCGGACGCTATTGCCGCCCCCATCGTTTATGATGTTTCTATGCTGTCCCCCGGTTCTGCGCAGACGAAGGGCAAGGACATTTATTATGAGCGGTATTATTACGATGTGTTCATGCTTGCACAGCGTGGTGCGGGCGTTTATGCGCATCTGGGTTCCGCTCCGTCCCTTGGTTCTCTGACCATCACTTCCGTTGCGGGTACTGGTGCGGCGGGTGATACCGTTGTAACCGCCGCCGGAAACGGCATTTTCGGAACTGGAGAAGTGGCTGAAGGTCTTGCGCTGAAGTATAGCGTCAACGCCGCCGCCGTAACTCTGACATATGGTGCTGTGCCGGATGCAACCAAAACTTGGGTTGACATGAGTGCGAACCCGCTGACCATTGCGAGCATGACCGCCGGGAACTATATCACCGTTGCTATGGTGAACAAGCAGACCGGATTCGTTGTCAGCGGCGGCAATACTACCCTTGTGGTGAAATCCTAATCGGGGGTAAAGCATGGGCGTTGTAGACTTTGAATTTTATTCAACGGTTTACGGGGGAACGGATGCCGATGCGCAAACGTTCCCCGCCCTTTGCGCCCGTGCGTCTGATATAATCGGTGCGGTCACGCATTGGGCAGACGAAGCAACAATTGCCAAGCTCCCAACCCTGTACCAAACCCTTTACAAAAAGGCGGTATGCGCACAGGTTGATTTCCTTGCGATCAACGGCACAGATTCCGTTAACGAAACCGCTTCGGCGGGCTTTACCGTTGGAAAAGTGACCGTACACGGCAAGGCAAGCGCAAGCGGCGGCGGCAAGCTTTCCGAAAGCATTTCCCCGCTTGCTATTGGATACCTTGAGCAAACAGGGTTGATGAACCCGCAAGTGCCTACCTTGGAAGCGTGGTGGTAATATGCTGAAACCTATCCCGTCAAAGATTCTGAGAAGCACAGCGACCGTAAAAGTATGCAACGGCGTTGATAGGTATCAGAATCAGACATATACGGAATACACGGTCAAGCGTGTACACCTGCAACCAACCAACGAGATCAGGAAGACCCAGAGCAATACAGATTGCATTTTGAGGTCAATTCTGTTTGTTGATGCCCGCATTAGCACCCCCGCCCTTGATTGGTGCGCCTTGTTTGATTCGGCACACAAGCTTGCGGGAGATATGCGGGTTGTTGTGCGTGGCGTGGAATACACGGTTTTTTCGGTTGATGCCTTGCGGGATGATACCGACAACTTGCACCATTACGAAGTGGGGTTGGTTTAAATGGCTGTGCGCATTGAGATCAACGAGAACAGCATAAAAGCCAAGATTGACAGCACATGGGAAAACGGGCTTGAAATGCTGTCTTCTCAAATACTCCGGGATTGCAATATGTATTGCAAAGAGGATACCGGAATGCTGATTATGTCTTCCTACATACACAGCAGATTGAAGGAAGGGCGGCTTGTTTGGCAAACGCCATATGCCGCACGGCAGTATTACGAAATCCCAACGGCATACAAGGATGTAAACCCGGAAGCAAGTTGGCGGTGGTGCGAGGTAGCTAAAACCAACCACCTTGCAGAGTGGTGCAGACAAGCGCAAGCAATAACGAGGTTGTATAAATGAGCAAAATAAATGCCGCCGTTGAAGCGGTTATGGACTTAATTGACGGCATGGACAACTTTGCGTCAATAACGAGGGGCGCACTTGGTACGGGTGACGGTTTAGCGTGCGAAATTGCGCCGTCAACGCCGTCTGAAGTTTACATGGACAAGAACGCCTTTATCCCCGTAACACTTGCGCTGAACGGCAAACACCATGATTTAAAGGTGCTTTCCGACACACTAAACAATATCGTTGACACGCTGACCCGCCGCACGGCGTACCCCGCCGGGGACGGTTGGGAAATCGTGGATATAACAGGCGGCAATTTGCCCCGCATCATTGGGCGTGAGGACAACAACGCTTGGTTGATGGCGGGGGATTTGATCGTCAAAGTATACAGAAAGGATGATGGAACATGAACGCAAACTGGGTCAATGAACTCTATATTGCGACCGCCCCGGCGGCAACCGAAGGCGGCGAACCCACGTGGTCAAAGCTATGCAAAGGCATTGAATCCATGGAGTTCAACGAGAACGAACAGAATCAGCAATACTTTTTCTTGTGCGGCGAAGGCTTTGCGCACAATGAAACTACGGGTGCGGCTCCCGAACTGGTTGTTTCCGGGCGGCGCATTGCCGGGGATGCGGCGCAAGACTATATTGCGGGCTTGCAATATAAGCTTGGCACAGACCGCAATTCTCAAGTCAAAATCGTTGCTGAAGGCAAGCAGATTGTTTGCCCTTGCACGGTTGGGGCTATCACGACCTTCGGCGGTAGCACTCTGGATGTGAACGCTTTTGGTTGCACTATCCGGCTGAACGGCAAACCGACCGTGACGGATGCGACCTAAAAATTAACAGGGCGGGGTGTGGTTGCCATTCCCCGCCCTGTTTTTACAATTGAGGGGGTTAAAAATGAAGCTTTTTCGGCATGGGTACGAAATGACCCTAAACCGGGTTCACGATAAAATCACCATACGGGAAGGTGACGATAAAATCACGTTGACCGTTAACGGGGACGCAATGCGCATGGTTGCCGGGTTGACCAAGGCACAGGCGAAAATGAAGGAATTGACAGATGATTCCCCGGATGAGGTTGTCAAGGAATGCGCTGAATACTTTGCGGCGGTTATCTTTGGCAAGGAACAGGCGGCACTATTGATGGCGTTTTATGCGGATGATCCCGGATGCGTCATAACTGCGTGCGGGCAGTATTTCAAAGAACGGCTTGCGGGAAAGATATCAGCAGTGCAAAAGCGGATGAAAGATGCTTAAATTGTTTGAGCGCTTGCCGGACAGCATAGAGGTTGACGGCAAGCGGTACAAATGCAACTTTGACTTCCGCAACGTTCTACGGATGCTTGAGATCATGCAAAGGGATGACATATTGCCGGACGCACGGGATTATCTATGCGCCCGCTGTTGCGTCAAAAATGCCCCTAAAAACGCCGCCAATGTTTATGCCGTGTTATGCTCCACCCTGTTCCCCAACACCCCGGAAACGGGCGGGAAAAGGCTAACAAGCTATGAACAGGATGCGGGGTTGATACGCACGGCGTTTCGACAGGTGTACGGCATTGACCTTTTCCGGGATGACCTGCATTGGTTTGAGTTTGTCGAGCTTTTGCAATTCCTGCCGGATGGGTGCAGGTACGAAGAAACCATCGGCATTCGTGCAAGACCAATGCCCGCCCCAAACAAGTACAACGCAAAAGAACGGGAATGGTTGATGAAAGCCAAGCAAAGCGTTGCGTTGCACCTTAACGAGAAAGAGCAAGAGCGGAAATACGAAACCGATGTGTCAAACGTGTTCGCCGGGTTAATGGGCATGATTCAAAAGGCACAGGCGGCAGAAGCAAAGGAAGTGAAACAGGATGGCGAATGACGGACAAATAGTCTTTGAGGTCACAGCAGACGGCAAACGTGCAATAGCTGATATCAAAGACATAACACGGGCAATCCAACAGGAAACCGGGAAATGGGACGATGCCGCCAAGCATTCAACCGACAACATCAACAACCAGTTTTCCGGGATGCTGAAAAAGCTTGCGGCGGGCTTTTCTGCCGCTAAGATCGGAAAAGCGTTGCTTGACATTGGCAAAGAAGCCATTTCAGCCGCATCCGATTTGGAAGAGGTGCAAAACGTTGTTGATGTGACCTTCGGACAGGGAGCAAGCCAGATTGAATCATGGGCAAAGACCGCCGGAAGTCAATTCGGCTTGACAGAAACACAGGCAAAGCGTTTTACTTCCACGCTTGGCGCAATGATGAAGTCTTCCGGGCTTGCCGGGAATGAAATAGTCGGTATGTCAACAGACCTTGCCGGGTTGACAGCCGACATGGCAAGTTTTTACAACCTTGACTTTGACACGGCATTTCAGAAAATCCGTTCGGGTATCAGCGGCGAAACGGAACCGCTGAAGCAACTTGGTATCAATATGTCCGTTGCCAACTTGAACGCCTTTGCGTTGCAAAAAGGTTTATCAAAGACATTTGACCAAATGAACCAAGGCGAACAGGTCATGCTCCGGTATCAGTACCTCATGTCCGCAACCGCCGATGCGCAAGGGGACTTTTCACGGACATCCGACGGGTACGCAAACAGCGTCCGAAAGTTAGAGACTAACCTTGAACAGTTAAAAACGACTCTTGGTACTACCTTTATTGGTGCAGTAGCGGAAGCAACGGGCTTTTTAAATAGTTTTATCGAATCCTTGATGCCGGACGAAAGCAAACGGACGGTTCTGGATGATTTTGCGGATATAGACCTACAAACGGAAGCTAAGATTTCGCAGATACAAGAGACGGCAACGCAAGCCCGGTTGCTTGCAGACGAACTTGACAAGATCGGCGGGTCAAAATCTGACAAAGCCGGGTCAAAGGTGCAACAGATAGCAACCGATTTGGCTAATATCAACCTTGACCAAGGCAAAGCCGGGGTTGTCAAAGATTTCATTTCCACCCTTGCAAACAACATTGATGTGCTTGCGGGCATCCAAGGGACGGATGCGGAAGGCGCACAAGAATGGTTAAACGGTATAGCAGAAAGCGCAAACAAGCTTGACCCGGAAGACGCAAACGGATGGAAAACCCTTATTGATACAATCAAAGAGGGGTTGCCGGGGCTTGAAAACACAGACTTCGGGGCAGCATTTTTCGCCGCTCTTGGTGACGGCTTTTCCGATGTTGAGCAAAAATCAAGCGTTCTGCAATGGGCTGTTGACACTCTTGGCAATAAGACCAACCGCACGGCACAGGAACAGGCCGTATGGCTTGAAACGTGTAGAAGGTTGGTCAAAACCATTCCGGGCTTGTCTTCCATTATCAACACGGAAACCGGGGAGATCAAAGGCGGCACGGATGCCGTAAAGGCTTACATCCAAGCGTGGGAAGACGGGCAGAAAAAGCTTGCCTTGATGGGTGCTGTTCAGCAAAAAGAGGATGCGCTTTCCACCCGCTTTGCAGAGCTTCCGGGGCTTGAACTTGACATGGCACTTGCAAAGCGGCGTGCAAGGCAAAGCTATGAACAATTAAAAAAGCTATACGAACAATATGGTTTGCAATTGGGCTTTGATAGTGCGGGAAAAATAAACCGCAACTTCAACGGTTACGGCAACGGCATATCCAATGAAGACCGTGCCATGCTTGCACGGGAAACGGATTACACGGAACAGTTGTACCGGGAAGCTGAAGCCGCAACAACTGCATACCAGACGCAAAAAGACGCACTTGACGAAGCCAAGGCCGCAATTGAGGAATACCGGGCTACTGTTGAGGAAATGCCCGGTGCAATTGAGGATGCAACAGACGCAAGCGAACAGTTTTGGGTTGATAATGCGCAAAACATTAGTGCCGTAGTAAGTGCAACAGGCGAAGCTTTGCAAGCCCTTGAAGACTACGCAAAGGGCGTGCATGATGCCGCCACGGAAGCGGTTAATAGCGTAGCGAAAAGCCTTAACCGTGTTGATTATAAAGCATACGGAGATCAGATTAAAAACATTTCCGACCTAACGCAAAAACAGGCGCAATACAAAGTTGGTTCGGATGAGTGGAAAAAGCTACAATCAGAGATAGACAAGGCGAACGAAAGCCTTATTAGCACGAACAACATATACAAAAACCTTGAAACGCAATCGCAGTTTCTTGGCGAATACCTTACAAACCTGCAAAAAGCCCGTGATTTAGGCGTAGATAGCAACCTGCTTGCAGAGTTGTCGGACGGCTCTGTTGAAAGTGCGCAATACCTTGATGCGCTTGTCAATGACAAGACCGGGAAAACGGTTTCGGAAATCAATGCGTTGTACAAGCAAGTACAAGGTCAAAAGGCTGAACTTTCAAACGAGCTTGCAAATCAACAGCTATCTGTTGATCAAACATACCAAAGCCTTGCGGATAAAGCAAAGGAAGCGGTTGCCGCCCTTGACCTGCAAGGGGAAGCCGCCGCCAATACAGGCAAAACAATTGCCGGGATTGCAAGCGGCATAGCCGAACACGTGCCGGATGTATCCACACAGGTTGACGCTATCATAGCAGAACTTGATCGGTTAAACGGGTACGGAATCAACATTGACTTTGGTGGGTTTGGTAGCATTCAATTCACCACATCGGCGGGCAAAACTGAAGGTTCCGGGCGAATGGGTATCCCGCTTGTTCCTCACGATGACTATATCGCACGTTTGCACGAAGGGGAGCGGGTTCTTACGGCACAGGAAAACCAGATTTGGAACGCCTTGCGCAATGGCGGCATTTCCGGGTTCGACCTTGAAGCCCTTGGCGGAGTAATGCGTGACAACGTGAAACCAGGCGGCAATGTCTATCTTGATGGGCGCACGGTTGGACACGTTATATCAGACCAACAGGGCAAATCATACCGACAGTTGCAGAGAAGTGGGTGGCAATCATGATTGTATTTAATGGCGTATCACTTTCAAGCGTTGCGCCCGTGATGATTGAGGATATAAAGGTATCCCCCATCAAATATTCCCCCGTAGTGCGCCCCCGTGCAATCCGCTTTGGTTCGGAGTTTGTGCGCATGGGCGGCGGAGAACGCACGGTTGTTGTTACGTTTGCAATACTTGAGAAAAACAAGGTAATGCGGCAGGAAGCATTCCGCAACCTGTCCATGTGGGCAAAGACGGATGCGGAATATAAGCTTGAATTGCCGCAAGACCCTGTGCGCTTTCTGCAATGCGTATGTACGGGCAAGCCAGAACCTTCAACCCGTGCATGGTGGGAAAACAAGTTGCGGGTAACCTTTACCTGTTATTCCAACCCGTATTGGACAGCGAAAGCAGAAAATTCCGTTGCTTGTGGCACATCGTTTTTTGTGCATGGGGATGCGCCGCCGTTGATGCAGGTGCGGCGCACCCTATCAAGTGCGGCAAGCAACCAGAGCTACGGGGACGGTACGCACACTATGACCTTTAACACGATTCCCGCCGGGGATATGGTTATTGATTTAAATGCGCAAACGGCGGCAGTTGGGAATACAAGCATTATGCAGTATTACAGACCCGCCGGGGCGTTTATCGTTCCAAAGGTTGGAACTAACAATATCACGGGAACGGGGACAGTATATTACCGGGAAAGGTGGGAATAAAAATGCAGACAACTTTTTTAAACGCCGCCGGGGCTGTGCTGTTCGTCCGTGACGATATGGAACAAGGCAACTGGACGCAAGAGGAATACACGGTCAACGCTACGTTCCCTTTTGTTGCGGGCAAGGTCATTCAAAGGGGGCAACGCATTTCCTTCCATGACCCCGCAACAAACAACGTTGAAGTGTTTGAGGTTCGCAATGTAACCAACATCGAACCCGAACATTATCAACAGATCATAGCGGAACATATAGCTGTTTCAGAGTTGACAGACGAACACATTAACGACAAAGAGATAACCGACAAGACCCCGGCACAGGCTTTGACAAGCGTGTTGAGCGGTACGCTTTGGAGTGTTGGAACCGTAGACGCAACGAACAGTTCTTCTGCGGACATATCAAGGGGAAGCGTATGGCAAGCGGTTTGCACCATTGCGCAAAACTGGAATGTTTACATTGTGCCACGCATAACCGTCAATGCATCCGGCGCAATAACCGGGCGGTATCTGGATATTATCAAATCTTCCGGCGTGTTCCGTGGTTTGCGGCTTTCCATTGATAAGAATATGTCAGATTCTTCCGTTGTGTATGATGATTCGGAAACCTTAACGGCATTGTATGGGTACGGCGGGAGCGTTGATGCGGCGCAATCAAGCGGAGATGACAAGCAGGAAACCGTAACATTTAAGGATGTTGTCTGGACAGAAACATCAAGCCATCCCGCCAAGCCCGCCGGACAGACATATCTTGAAGACCCGGAAGCAACGGCATTGTACGGCAGGAACGGAAGACCACGCTTCGGATACTACCAAAATGGGGACATTACAGACGGAGCAACCCTTTTAAACAAAACGTGGCAAGCCCTCAAGCAGACCAACAAGCCGAAAATCAGCATAACCGGGACGGTTGCAGACCTTTACCGTTTAGGGTACAAAGATCAACCCATCCGCTTGCATGACTTGGCTATTGTAGACATACCGGAAACCGGGGAAAAGTTCAACTTGCAAATAATCCGTTGTGATGTTGACTTGATTGACCCAACCGCTACCCGCCCGGAGATTGGAGCATATATAGCGAACATCATATATATCAACCGGGCAACAACAGAAGCAAGCGGGGCTTCCGGTAGCGTTGGCGGCGGTGGAGGTGGCGGCAGAGGTCAAAGCAAATCAGAGTATGACAATTCAAAAACCTTCTCTGCCTTTGAGAAAACAAACAACATGATCGGAATGGTTGTTGGCACACGGAACGGCAACAACTATATCAAAGCCGGACAAATTGCTCTTTCTATAAATGAATCCGGCGAACCTGGGCAATATGTTACAACGGCGCATATAAACGCCGACCATGTATTCATTGGGCAGGATGAAACAATCGACCCTGATTTTCAAAATAAAACGCTGAACAGTTCTTTCACAGCAATAACGACAGAGTTCACAACCGTCAATACTTTGCTTGCAAAAAAGATTGAAGCGGACGATATAAATGCAACAACTGTACAAGCCGCAATTTCAGATATGAACCTTTTGACCGTCAATCAGCTTGCCGCATCGTCTTCAATCGGTTGTACTGGTCCAATCAGCGGAACGGAACTTTGGGCAGGTGGTCAACAGCATAACGTTATCAACATAACGCAAAGCAATGATGGAAAAACGCTAACTATAACAAGGCACACGGGCGGCACTATAAATTTTAATAAGGGTGACGAGGATGCGGCATACAAAAGAGGTTGGAATGATTGTATTGATGCGGCAACACTTGTCACCCGTTATGTAAGAAGCACAGACGGCGGGAACGGTGGAGATAATGTAACCCATTATACAAACCCAACAGGGTCAGGATTTAATAGCGTTGGAAAAGGTTGGTATAAAACGGCACAATCTAACGCATACCTATTACCTGCAAAGAAATGATAAGGGGAAAATAAAATGGATGAAAAGCAAGTGATACTAAATAATGTGTATGAGCAATTGCAGAAATTAACTATTCCCGCAACATCTGAAAATATCAATATCGTTGTGTTCTGCCTAAACAGCTTGAAAGAAGTGTACAATCTTATTTGCACAGAAAAACAACAGGGAGAAAATGCAGATGGAACAATATCTGGAAACGGGTAATGGCGTAAAGCTTAACGACAGCTATGCACGGGAAAGCCTTAACGGGCTTTTTGTTTATATCCAAGACCCGGAATATGACATGATAAAGGCTTTGACCATCTTGATGAACGAAAAAGCAACGCAAACCATTAAATACCATTATTTCAAGGTTGATATTGTTTTCAATGGGTATACAAAATTGAAAAGCGTGCAAGATGATGGAAAACGGATTGTTGCTATGCTTGTGAAAGGATGATGTAGGATGGCGGTTGTACAAACATGGTTCGGGCAAGATTTGCAAAAGGCCGTCAAGGTAAACCATATTGACGGTAATTTGTTCTCACACAACGGGAACGGAAACAGCATCGGCGTGCGTGTGTACAACGATGGTGAACCCGTTACGTTGACGGGTACGGTATCCGGGTATGTTATCACTTCGGACGGGTCAACCGTGCCGTGCGTAGGTGCGAGGAGTGGCAACGAAGCAACGATCACGATTCCCCCGGCGGCGTATCAACCGGGGAATGCTTTTATCACTATCTTTTTGACAGATGGGTCAACCGTGACAACCCTGTGTGCGGCGCAAACTACCGTTTTGCAAGCACGCACAGGTTCGCAGGTTTCCCCCGGTTCCGTTGTGACGGATTGGACGCAGACTATCAACGCCGCCATGCAATCCGTTGAAGAGTCTGCGGAAAACCTTGGCGGGATTATTGCAACGCCTTATGCAAGCCTTACTTATCCCGTTCCGTTTGGCAAGTATACCTATTACAACAGCAACCTTTACAGGTGTATCTCCCCTATTGAGACATCCGAAGAGTTCACAGCGGCGCATTGGACACAGGTCAAGCTTGGTGACGATGTATCTGATTTAAAGAGCGCTATTGATGGCGTTACCGAAAACACGGAAAATTTGTGGCCGTTCGGTGAAATAGGCCCGTTTACAAAAACAAGTGGTTATTTATGGTTAGATAGTCCGCTTGAAAATGGCAAGACCTATACTTTTTATGCCGATGTTGTGTCAGATGATACGTATTCCAATGATTGCCGTGTATATTTAGCACGCAGTTCGACCGCCTCTTCTTCGTCCACATATTTTTTAATTGACAGGGGACTACATAAAAGAGCGACATTTACTGTACCTGATGATAGTGACAACTATAACGGGTTTATATTATATGCCAGTCGGACATCATCGCAGTCGGAAGGAGATACAGCAACCTTCTCAAACATTATGCTGTTTAAGGGCGATATAAGTGTCGAGGAATATATACCGATAAAAACCGCCATCGACCGTGTTGCACGAAATGCGATAGAAAAAATATATAACATAAACGGCCCAATTAAATGGTTAGCGGTCGGCGACTCCATTACATTCGGAGTGTATTCCACCGTTGAAAATGGAGCAGTTGTTGAAAAAGTCGGCACTGGATGGGTACAAAGATTAGCAGAGTCGCTAAACTATGAGCTTACCACAATGGCATCTCGCGGTATGGGTTATACCGCCACTATTGACGGTAGTGACCCGGAAAATCCAAGCGGTTCAAGAATCAGCTTAGACACATTACTGTCACGTTGCGAAGCCTTAACTGATGATTTCAATTTAATCACTATAGCATTCGGCACAAATGATTACAGTACACCGTCTAAATCTACGGAGGAAACAATAAGCGCTGGACTATCTGATGCTATCACAAGATTAGCAACTAAATGGAAAAATGCCAGAATTATTGTGATTACTCCGTTTAATAAATGCAGTACTAATTCCGGCACACTTGCCACGAAGTGGGATTGCAATGTTGTAAGATCGCAAAACAATTTGTCTTTGCATGATATTGCCGAAATAATCCAAACAATTAGCGGGAACTACGGCGTGGAGTGCATCAATGTGACGGATGCTTCTTGTCTCAACGTTATCAACATTGGCAAAGATTTATCTGATGATAAACGTCTTTTGCCCGACAGGACGCATCCCTCTATAGATGGGCACAACCTGATCGCACAATATATGGCACATTATCTTATCAGTTAACAGAAGTGACTTAAATAACACCTTAATACAGATTATACTGAGGTGATACCATGATACTATTTCTGGTTGGAATCTTGATCGGCATATGTATTTGCGTTTTTGTGGAAGCGTTAATTTTGTGTGGAGATGAAGAACCAGACAAGATTGATATCTGCCGGGATTGCCCCTACAAGCTTTTTGACGATGGTTCGCACGATTGCGCACGATGTCACGAAACCGTGACATCGTAAATAATTTCCAGCAAACCTGTGGAAAACTTGGTGGTAAGAAATCAAACCGAAAAATACATTGCCGTTTTTCGGCGTTTTTCGGGGGTTTTCAGCCGTTTCACCCATCGGATGGATAAATACTCATCCAACAAACCAGAGACGGTTTCTGTGGAAAACCATGGTAATTATTCTTGCCAGAAAACACATATTTCAGTTTTCCACAGGCACTTTTGTGCTTCTTGGTGTGTAGCTTAACCGATACAACCATTTCGTGCGTTTGTAGCGGTTTCCACAGGTGGAAAAGGTTGTGGATAACTTTCAGCGCATCAAATCAGGCTAAAATGGAAGGAAGGTGCGTGCGTGTATAGTGCAAACTATGTGGCAAACAAGGTTGAGGAACTGAAAAAGAGCGGCAACCCGTTGCAAAGGGTTGCTTGGCAAATTGCTTTGCTGTGTGTCGGTTGGGCGTATGTCTTCGGCGCACGTGGTGAGTATTGCACCCCGGCAAACAGACGGGCAAAGAATTGGGAGAAGCATCCGACAATCAAAAGCAGGTGCAAGAATTTTGACGGCACGGTCAGTTGCTCCGGGTGCAAATGGTATCCGGGCGGCGCACGCACCCGGTTTTTTGATTGCCGGGGCTTCACGTATTGGGTACTGTTGCAGGTCTTCGGATGGAAGCTGATGGGCTCAGGTGCGACAAGCCAATGGAACACGGAAAGCAATTGGAAAGCCAAAGGCGAAATTGCTACCATGCCAAAGGACACGTTGGTTTGCCTTTTTGTGCGCAAAGGGCAGACAATGGAACACACCGGGTTCGGATACAACAACGAAACCATTGAATGTTCAGCGTGCGTGCAGCACTTTACAACACGGAACAAGAAATGGACGCATTGGGGTGTTCCTGCGTGCATTGATGGCGAAATGCCGCCGTCCCCCACCCCTACCCCGGAACCTACACCGCCGACCAAACCGACCTTGCGCCGTGGTGAAAAAGGTGAATATGTTACACTTGCACAAACAGAGTTGATTCAAAAGGGATACGATTGCGGTTCCTTTGGCGCAGACGGGCAATTCGGTGCGGCAACCGAAAAAGCTGTCCGGGCATTTCAGCAATCCCACGGGTTGACCGTGGACGGCGTGATTGGTCAAAAAACGTGGGCGGCGTTGGATGCCGCCGAACCCGCAGTAAAATATACGGTTACAATTCCGCACTTGTCCAAATCGCAAGCGGATGCGTTAATATCGCAATACCCAGGTTCGATCATGACAGAAGAAAGGGTGTGACCGTATGGCAACTGAAACAATAATTTCCCTTGTGTTGTCGTTTTGCGCTTTGCTGTTTACCGCCTTGTCATTCCGGCGAACGCAAAACCAAGACACAACCGCATCCGCAACAGAGCGTGCGACCATGACAGCCGATGTGCGGTATATCAGATCAAGCATTGACGAAATCAAACTGGAAAACAGGGCAATTCAAAAAGATGTTACTGACCTAAAAACCAAAGTTGTTGAAGTTGAAGCAAGCGTCAAGAGCGCACACAAACGCCTTGACGATATGCAGAAAGGATGATGATTCCATTGTTTACGTGGGAGTTCTGGAAAGCAACCCTTGTGCGTGCTGTGCGCACGTTTGCCGAAAGTATGCTTGCGTACATTGGCACGGGTGCAATTGTGCTGAAGGATGTTGATTGGCTTGCGGCGTTGAGTGCGGGCGGGCTTGGCTTCATTATTGCCATTTTGCTTGCCCTGTCCACAGGCATCCCCGAAGCACCGAAAGCCGCCAAGGAATAAAGCGTTTACTTTCTGCAAATAATCAAGTAACAGGCAAGTAAAGGAATCAATGGAAATCAACGGTTCCCGCCGCTGTTGCTGTTTACATTTTGCAGAAAATCAAGTAAAACACGCCCCCGGTTCACGCCGGGGGTTCTTTTTTTATGCCTTTATAATGAAAAAATGTATTCTTTTTGCTGTTTCTCCCTTGCTCTTTTGTAGCTTTTGTGTTACAATACAGTTCCCGGTGGATATGCCCCGGGCGGTGGCGGCTGAACCGCCGGACAGAAAGGAAGGGCAATTGCGATGACGGCACAGGAAAAGCGGGAAAAGATTCTCAGATATCTTGAGATCATCAGAAACCGTGAAGCAAACAACAAAATCGGCGGTTGGGTTGAAATGGACTCAGCATTCAGAGCAATTGCAAACGGTATGAATCTGTTGGGGAACGTACACAGCATGATCAAGTCACAGTACCACGGATGTTATGGGCGAAGCGAAACAATTGTCACAGACCCGGAAACGGTTCAGAAGGTGTTTGACCGGATGGTTGACCAAGGATACATCATGGTTTCAAAAAGCGGCAAATACGTGAAAATCATCAAGACGAAATGAAAGGAAGGTGCAAGGGAAATGTGGTGCATAACTAAGTGGACGAAGGTTATTACGGACAGCGGCAAGGACGAATATACGGGGCGGCTTGCCAAGCTGAAAGCAAGATGTATGGAAGACTTTGGTGCTGTGCCTACCCTGTACAGTTTCCGGCTGTTGGATAGTGACGGCGAAATTTACGCATACGGCAAAAGCACGGATGACAGCGACTTCGCCCCGCTTGACCGTTATATGTATGATTACGGTTGCACGGAAATCCAATACCGGAATCCTGATACGGGCAAATATGAAACCCTTTGACGCTGACAGACAGCGGGCGCACGCCGCCCGTTGTAGTCAACGCCAAGAGCGTTGGAGAAAGCGAGGAATTGAGATATGGCACGGGAACGGTTTACACAGATCGGTTGGTACACGCTTGACAAGGATACGGAGTTCGATAACACGTATGAATGCGCCGCATGGTATGAGCGGGTTTTGGTAAAGGCGGGGCGTTATCCTGTGGAAGTGTATGACCTTTGCTTCCGGGATGACGGAGAAATTGATTACTCATGCTCCGGGGCGTATGTGGTCATGCCGGGGGTTGTGACTTCCGATTATTTCGGTTCTATGCTGTGCGGTGTACCTGTTGGCACGTATGACGGCACGAAGAACAAGGGCAAGCAATCCGAATATCATGCTTATTGGTATTTGCATGAGATTGCACACAGGATGCTTGACGGAAAGACGGATTTTGAATTGTTGCCGGAATACGAACCCCGTGAAATTCATTTTGTATATGATGGCAAACAAGAAGTAACACACGGGATTTTTAAAAAGGGGTGAAATCATGAACAGCAGATACAGAGAAGAACCCCGTGGGCGGTTTGACAGCTATTTGATTGACAGGCGTTGGGGCATTGCGGTTGCGTACACGAATTGCGATGTTGTCAAACTGACGAATTTATACCGTGAGGAAGACCGCACAGCTGTTGAAGAATTTGCGGCACAATATGATTTGCCTGTTGATTGGGAACACAGGAATTGACGCTGACAACCGGGGACGCACGCCGCCCCCGGATGCCAACGCCAAGCGTTGGAGAAAGGAAAGGTGCAAGGGCAATGAGCATCAAAGAGAAAATCCGGGTACACATCGAAATTGAACGGGAGAGCAAAGCCAAGCTTGAAGCATGGCGGCAGAGCATGAGAAAGGCAGGTGCGGCAAAATGACATTTAAGCAGATGGGATGCACCACGGCAGAAACCGAACGCCGCATTGCGGTGTGTAACAGGCTGAACGTACTGGCGCATAAAAAGGCGCATACAGAGGACAAAGCCAAGGCCAAGCGCATTGACCGCAGTATAGCGGTCATTCTGCGGCAGGAACGCCCGTGGATGAAGGAAGCGGCATATTTCCTTTACTGATACAGATAAGCCCCGCCGGGGGCATTGTACCCGGCAGAAAGGTGGAACAAGCATGACAGGACGGGAAGCGGCTATCTATATGCTTGTCAACGGGTTTGACGAATACCCTCTTGTTGTTTACATTGACGGCAAGCCTGTGCAAGTTTATAGCATATGCTATGAGCCAAGCAGGAAGGAACTTGTAGTGTTACCGGATTATAGATTTGATGACGAGAAAGGAGAATAAAAATGGCGGCAGGATTAAAGCAGAAGACCCACAAGGTGCTTGATATTGAGGTTGAAGGGGTCAACATTGTATGCGTGGTGCATTATGATCAAGCTATAAACCCGTATCACCTGTATGTGAAATGGTATGACGGTAAATGGTGCCTAAAGCAAGTTGCCCGCTACGGGAATTTTATCAGCGTGGTTGACCACATCCGCACATGGATGCATGAAAAGCACATCGGGTTCGTGGATGTGGTGCTTTAAATGGGGGTGTGCTTATGCTAACGGATGTGGTTTGCAAGATATCAAACGCAAAGGCAAGTGATTTGCTTGTGCCGCACCTTCTAATGCTACCGGAACTTCCATCAGAAGAAGGCGCAAAACGCCTTGCGGCTGAACTAATGGAACGCAAAGGGCTATATGTTGCGCCTGATTATTTGCTGAAGGTTTGGGTGAAACTGAACAAGGCGGGTTACTGACTACCAAATTGACTACGAAACGGCGTGCGAAATGCGCCGAAATGATACTTTTTGACCCTGACCCAAAAACATAGAAAATGCCCCGTGCCTTATGTGGCACGGGGTTTTGCGATGCTCCCCAGATAGGACTCGAACCTATAACCCTTCGGTTAACAGGCAAACGCCCTAACAATCTGCATCCCCTTTTCCGTCAAGCCTTTCGGCGTTTTGATTTTCTACCTGACTACCATTTTGACAACGAAACGCCTGTTTTACCCGCTCCGCTTCCGATGTTTCCCGGCTGTCCGTCACGCTGTCGTATATGCGCAAGAGCATGGTTGCGTCCGCATGACCCATCCATTTTATGACGGTATGCAGTTCAACTGGCGGTTGCATATCTCTAAGCATGGTCGCATAGCTGTGGCGTAAATCGTAGGGCGTGACCGTGAAGGACACCCACGGCGGCAGTTTACCCCCGGCGGCAAGGATGGCTTTGTGTTCCCTTGTGCGCCCGTACCAACGGCGGTCAACGCCATTGATGGCGGTTTCCATGTGCGCCACGTATGACCGCCACACAACCCGCCACGTTGATTTCGTGACGGCTTCCCCATGCGCCGATGTTATCAAACGCCCTGTGCGCCCTTTTAAGGCGGCTTTCAGCGGGGGCAAAAGCGGGATTGTCCGGTTTGCCTTGTCTGTCTTCCCTTTGTCTGTAAAGGCGTATTTCTGCCCGTTTTCTGGGTCTGTGTGGGCTGTTTCACGAACGGCTATTGTTTCCCGCTTGAAATCAACATCCTTGTCAATATCCAACGCCTTTGCTTCTTGTGGGCGCAACCCGGCGTAAAGCATTGCCATTACAACCGGGTACGCCCTGTGTTCTGTGCATAGCGTTTCAATCCACACCCTTTCTTGTGCCGTGATTGACCTATGACCGCCCTTTGTGCCTTTGTGCGGCTTTGCTGTGCGGTCACGGGCGGGGTTTGATGATATAAGCCCATCCGCAACAGCCGAATCAAACAGGGCACAATAAAGCTGTTTCGCCGCCTTGATGTATGAATTGGAAAGCCCTTTGTATCTGGTGGAAAAAATACCCTTGATGTCCGAAGGCTTTACATCCGACAACGGCAGATTGCCAACCGCATCCGTTAGGTTTGCAAGGTGTATTCGCAACCCTGTCATTGTGCTTGGCACAACATCCGGGCGGGAGCGTTCCAACCATTTTTCTGCATACCCGCTGACAAAGTACACAGCCACCCGCCCACGCTTTTCTGCCGCCTTGAATTCTTCCCGTTGCCGCAAACAATCGTCCGGGTCATACGAATAGAACCATTGATCGTGATATCGGCACGCATAACGCCCGTCCGGGCGTTTTTTTAATTTTTGCTTCTTTTCCCGTGGCATTTTGTCCCCTTCTCCCGTTCCTGCATAATATACAACATCAAAAATAGGCTGAAAGGATTGATTTTTCAAATTGGTCAAACAAATAAGCGTGAAACGTGGTGTATATGCTGCATATTCACCAAGCCTAAAACCCCGAAAGATAGAAATGTACAATCGAGAAAACCGTTGAAAATCCTACATTCTTGTTCAAGAATTGATTATGCACGAATTCTGCATTTTGTCTCTAAGCCCTGTCTGACCTTTAGAATGGGTTGTAACTCATCCGCTACACAGACGGGCTGAAAACCCCCGAAAAATGCGAATAAATGGCATATGCGAATTTCGCCCCGAAAGAGATCACCAAACCCGGACAAAACCTACCGCCAAACCGTATATGCGCACATCCGTTCCCGCCGTGTACACTTGCGGCGGGTATGCAGGATTGTCCGCAACCAACACGATGCCGTCCACGTGCTTGTAAAACCTTTTTAGCGTTGCTTCCCCGTCAATGCCAACGGCGGCAATCTGCCCCTGTTGCACTTCTGGTTGTTGCCGTATCAGCACCAAATCCTCCGGCTGAAATGTAGGTGTCATGCTGTCACCCTTGCAACGCAATGCGAAATCGGCGGTCACGCCGTCCGGCAGATCTGCGAACCCTTCAATGTTTTGTTCCGCTGTGATCGGTTGCCCGCACGCAATCTCCCCCACAATTGGCACAACGCCTTTTACCATATTGATAAATGGCGGCAGTTTATCAACACGGCACAGCAGTTCATCCGTTGACACGCCCAACGCATCAGCTATGCGAGACAGCGCAAACGCACCCGGTTCGATTGCCCCGGTTTCATATCGTGCAAGCGTGACCCTGTTCAACATAGACATTTCTGCAAGCTGTTCCTGATTATACCCACGTTCCCGCCTGATTTGCGCTATGCGCTTTCCAATATCCGAATCCATATTTTGACCCCCTTTTCATTTTGTATCAACTATGTTACAAGATCAAAACAAATATGTAAATAGTTTTTGCGTAACATTGGTGTTGCAATTTTGTATCGTATGTGATATTATTTTCCGTGGTGTAACGTATCCGTAACAGAAAGGGGGTGGACAAGATAGCGAAACTTGCACAGGAACGGCAAGCACGTGGGTTGACACAGGAACAGCTTGCGGAAGCGTCCGGCGTATGCCGGGTGACGATTGCCCGCATTGAAACCGGGGCGGTATCACCGAAGGCGGAAACGCTGAAGCGGCTTGCTGACGCACTTGGGGTGTTGGTGGATGACCTTATGACGGAAAAGGCGGGTTGAGCATGGACAGGCTTTATTCGGTGCAAGACATATGCGCACGTTATCAATGCAAACCTACAACCGCCCGGAAGTATATGCGGGACATGGAACACATGGAAGCCCCGCTTATGGTTACGGAAAGATCGGTAGCGGCATGGGAGCGGCGCAAGACCTTGCCCCCGGAGAGCGAAACCCGGCAGGTGATGCGGAAGGGGGTGAAAAGATGACAGGCGCAGAGGTTGACACGATCAAGGAAGCGGCAGACGCAAGGACATGGGAAGAGCTAAACGAGGAAGACCCGCACGCCAAAGCGGCGGTTGACCTGCTGACCAAAGCGGCGCAAGCGTTGCAGGAAGCGGAAGATTTCCTGTATCAAGCCGCCGCAGAGGTTGAGGACAGCCCGGAAACGTACAGGATTGCTTCTTTGGAAGATTCGGTAGCAACTTTGAAATCAGATGTATTGATGCAAGTGGGGAGATTTTGAGAAATGGAATTATGGCAATTGATGCACCCGACAACCAGACGGATTAAAAGCTTGCACCGCACGCCGCTTGCACGTTTGCGCTTGTGGTGGCGGTACAAGAACGGTGAATATCCGTGGTTTGTGCGGATATGAAAAAAGCCCCGCCGAAGCGGGGGAATGCAAGGGCAATCACATTCAACCCTGATTATAGCACGGGTGGAAAAGAAAGGAAAGAAGAAAATGAGCGAGTTATTAAAAGCTGAAGCTGAAGGGTTTGTCATTGACACAGATGCAAAAGCCGAATGGGCTTTGAAAAAGATCAAGGAAGCACGGGCAGACCGTGACACGTGGGTTGCGTGGTACAAGGATAAAATCCGGGAGATCACAGAGCAAACAGACTTTGACACGCTGAATCTGGAAAGGATGCTTGCGGAGTATTTCCAGACCGTGCCGCACAAAAAGACCAAGACACAGGAAAGCTACAAGCTCCCCGGCGGCAAGTTGGTACTCAAGACCCAGAACCCGGAATACAAGCGGGATGACAAAACGGTCATTGATTGGGTCAAGGCAAACGGGATGCCGCAGTTTGTAAAGATCAAGGAAGAACTGGATTGGGCAGGACTCAAGGACGCAACGGCGGTGTTTGAAGGTCACATAGTGACGGAAGACGGCGAGATTGTACCCGGCATTGAAGTTGTAGACCGGGAAGCGAAGTTTAGCGTGGAGGTGTGATTTTGGAAAATCTTTATCATGTTGTTATTACAGAGGTTGACCCGGAAAGCAAGGCAGAAATGGAAGTTCACGTTGATGAATATTATAAGAATGTCACGCTGATTGCAGATTGCGCAGACCGCAACGCAATGGCAGAAGTTGTGCTGAATGACAATCTGATTGGCATTGCGCAAAAGCTTGCGAGCGGCGAAAAAGTGAGCGAAGCAATGAAGCTTGCGGAGGTTTTGACGAAGCTTCTTGATGACAGAGCGGGCAAAGCTGAAAACAGCCTGTTGCGTGCAATTATGGGGGAATAAGACGATGAGCGAAGGAAAGATTTACGGCTTGATTGGTCAAGCAATGCGCAAAATTGGGGCTATTGGAAAAGATAGCAAGAACGCACAGCAAGGTTATAAGTTCCGGGGCATTGATGCGGTTTATAACGCCTTGAACCCGGTCATGGCTGAACTTGGTTTGTTTATCTGCCCGGAAATCCTTGACCATAGACGGGAAGAGCGTATTTCAGAGAAGGAATACAACGGGCAGAAATCGCAAACCGTTTTGAAATACTCCATCCTGACAATCAAATACACTTTGTTTGCGCCGGACGGGTCAAACGTGTCTTGCGTGGTGGTTGGTGAAGGCATGGACAGCGGAGACAAGGCAAGCAACAAGGCCATGAGCGTTGCACTTAAATATGCGTGCTTCCAGTTGTTTATGATACCCACGGAAGAGATGGTTGACCCGGATGCGGAAACACATGAGGTAGTAAGCAAGGCACAGACACCCGCCGCACCAAGGGCGGCTAAACAGGAACGCATAGCGGCAAAGCCAAAGGCAGAGGTTGTGCAAATTGACAAAGTGCCGCCTGTTGCACAGCAAACGCCCGCCGCACCCGTGTCACCTGTGCTTGAGTACCTCGCAAAAGAACGGGAAGCCTTGCGGGTTGTGCGTGAGATCGGCAAGGCAGAAAACAACGCTATTTGGAAAGCACAGGTTGCGGCATTGACGGAAGCCAAGCTTGCCCCGGCAAAGCCCCTGACAGAGTACACACAGCAGGAAGCTGAAAGCCTTGTTGGCGCAATGTACGCCAAATTTACCCCGAAAGGAACGGTGCTGAAGGATGACGGGAAAGCTTCGTGAAGCTCTCCCGCTTGCGGGTGGTGAATGGCTTGTGTCATTTGTCACCCGCACCCCGCCGGGGGAATGGTTTGACAGGTTAAAAGATAAGCCCGTAACCGTTGAGATCAAGCGGGAAGCAAAGGGCAGATCGAAAGACGCAAACGCTTTTTGTTGGGCTTTATGCGCTGATATTGGCAAGGCAATGAACCCGCCGTTAAGCAAAGAAGATGTGTACCGGACAGCAATCAAGGCCGTTGGGGTGTATTGGCAAACGACCATCCCGCTTTTTAACCTTGACGATGTGCGGCGGCGGTGGGAATCACACGGCACAGGTTGGTTCCTTGAGGTTGTTGACGATGACGCACCCGGACGCAAGCGGGTCAATATGTACTTCGGAACAAGCACGTACACAGTTGATGAAATGCGGGTGCTGTTGGATTGGCTTGTTGATACGGCACAGCAAATGCAATTGCCTATTCCGCTATCAAAGGAAGATCAAGCAAAGATGTTGGAAAGGTGGTGGCAGAAATGACACAAGAACAGCGCATTGTTGAGTACATACAGACGCACGGGGCAATAACCCCAATGGATGCGTTCGGGATGGGTATCACACGCCTTGCGGCACGGGTTAACGATATGCGCCGAAAAGGAATCCCGGTTGTTACGGATACCATTGAAAGCATCAACCAGTATGGAGAAAAGAAACACTTTGCCCGGTACAGGATAGAGGGGTGACAAGTGGCATGAATGACAGCATAGTACAGGATTTAACCGTTGAAAGGTGCTTTGTATGTGGTTGCACCCGTGGGCTTGAGTATCACCACATCATGCACGGGACTGCAAATAGAAGGCTATCAACCCGGTACGGTTTGACCTGTTGGTTGTGTCGTGCGCACCACAGGGGGCAAAACGGCGTACACAACAACGCAGATCTGAACCGCAAGTTGCAAGAGACAGCACAGGCGGCGTTTGAAAAGACGCACTCCCACGCAGAGTGGATGAAGATTTTCGGCAAGAATTACTTGTAAAGGAAGGTTTGCTACGATGACGATTGATAACAACCGTTTACGAACATTGACGAACGTTGACGGACGGCAACGAAAGGCGGCGGTATTGATATGGCAATGAGCGGGTTTATCTGCCATGATGATTATTTGCAAAAAACCGCCAAATTGACAGACGAAGAGGTTGGACGGCTGTTTCGTGCCTTGATGCGCTACCATGCAACAGGCGTTGCGGATGAGGTGGAAGGGCGGGAATCAATAGCGTTTGACTTTATACGGGAAGATATTGACCGGACGGAAGCGGCGTACAAAGCAAAGTGCGAGAAAAACCGGAACAACAGGCTTTCCGCATTAAACAACGACCGTCAACAATCGTCAACGACCGTTAACGACCGTGTCCAAAAAGAAAAAGAAAAAGAAAAAGAAAAAAAAAAAGAAA